GGCTTTTATTTTTGATATAGAGCAGTCGGTCCGGCAAAATCCTGCCTGCCGTGTCATGGCCGAGCTGGGTTGTTTCGTTTGGGTTGAGGAATTGGATGGCTCAGAAGATACTTGTGTCTTTAGGGCGTTTAGTCGTAAAGCAGTTGATGTGCTTACAAAATACGATTTTAAGGATGATGATACTGAAGTTGTGCAAACAATTTATGGACCAACACCACCTAGAAAGCATCTTCGTAGGTTTAAGACTAGAACGAACAAATCAGGATTTCACTGGGATAATGATGTTTATGACGGATGCTGTAAGATGTTGGCTACTGTTTTAAATACTGCACATCTTAAAGGAGAACAAGCTAAGAAATTGTTGAATAGTGTTATGTCAGTAAGGCATCTTGAGGGAATATATAAAAGAATGAATGATGCAGAAGATAGGCTACTGGATGATGATGGTAAGACTCATCTCTTGTCTGTACTAATTATGCTTGGGGCAACGAAGAAAATTGAGACTACTGTAACATCAGAAGGTGGTACTATTGAATATATGAATAAGTACTTCACGATATTCAAATTAGACTATTCAAATTATAAAATGGCGCCACTGCAAACAATTGAGTATAAAATTACATTCAATAGTGATTCAGACAACATACCAGATGATGCGTTTAAAAAACTAGGTGGATATATTAAATTTAATTACAACAAGTACATGCCAATAACACATGGTAAAGGACACTGGAGACTAGTTCACTACTCAGAGACTGCGCAACACGCTGAGAGAATAGCTGCGACTCTTAAAGCTATTAAAGCAATAAGACCAGACTATAAAACAATGCAGCTTTCTGAATATGTTACTGCTAGGAATTGGATGGAATTTATGCTAGCAATAGAGTCTGGTATGGATGTACAAAAAGCAAAAGATCAATGCTTGTTTAAGCGTGTTCAATTTACTAAAGAAGTCAAAGCACATGCTAGAGAACTCGCTATATCATCTATGTCTGTTATAAACGGAAATTGAGTACTACCCAATAACTTGATCCTGAAACTTCCAAAAATCTATATCATACTACGACC